GGAATTAATCAAAGACCTCACCAAGGCAATTGATTTCTTCCAACCCTACCACACCGAATTGGTTAAAAGGGTAAAAGCAATCAGTTGACAAACTGGCACACTCAACCCCCACAAGGGGGTTTTTTTATGGCATACTATAGAAGTAAACAAGCAAAGGCATTAATGCAACTTCGTACTATCGGTTCCAACATGAACCAACTGGATTTAAATGACGGTACATCTGTACTGTTCAGTTATTCAACTCCCGTTGCTTGCCTCACCGATAATGGATACTACCGCACTGCTAAGAAATGGAGTACGACCACATCACGCCACATTGGCAAATGGTTAGATGGGGTGCTTGCAAAGGAGCAACCACAGCAGTATTTTGATGAACTTGTCGGCCGATTGGACAGTTTCTAAACTGAACACCAAACCCCCCACAAGGGGGTTTTTTATGCCATAATACAAGTATGAAAAACACTCACATCGAACATCCAGAAGATAGCATCCTCACCGGCACCCTTGCTGTATTGGATGCTTTTTTAATGATCTGTCACCTGTCAGTTAAATTTGATGGGGCACCTGCCATAGTGTGGGGCACAAATCCAGCAACAGGAAACCAATTCGTTGGGACCAAATCGGTTTTCAATAAGAAGAAAATCATGATCAATGAAACTCATAATGACATTGATCGAAACCATGCCGGACCCGTGGCAGATATTCTGCATGCATGTATGGATTACCTGCCGGATGAGGATGGAATAATTCAAGGTGATTTCATCGGGTTCGGTGGTGAGCAGGAGTACACTCCCAACACCATAACCTATGAATTCCCTTTCGTGGTTGATGAAAATATAATTGTGGCACCCCATACGGTTTATACTGCTGAGTCAGATTTGAGGGATGCGGTTGCCGCGCCTCTGACTACTGAACTTGATTCGACCGACTGCTGTAAATTTGTAATACCCCGCGCCTATGTTTGGCATGGTCAGTATCCAGCATTTGAGGGTGACTTTAAAACCGATTTTGCTCAATTGATAGAAGTGGTCAAATTTGCCAAGGTCATGGCGGACACAGTTGCATTCGTTAGTGAGAAGGAGGCAAAGCAGTATAAAAAGGAATTGAATGGATGCATCAGGACAGGAGAGGAAATCAATGCTGATGACTGGGAGAACAAAAACCTAATCAGTTTTTGGTTGCTGGTAAAATCCATTAAGGAAGATGCCTTGCGCCTCTGCCGTTATGCGCATGGACCTGCTGCATATATTGGACAGGATCCAATCACTGCTGAAGGGTTTGTGATGAGCAATAAAATGGGAACATACAAATTGGTCAACCGTGAAGTTTTCAGTCATGCCAATCTTAGCATGGGAGTGGGTGCTTAATTCCCCTCCTGTGTGCCACTCTCCAAGGTGCACACATTTCCCCCACAGCACCCCAAAATGCTGTATGATAAGATCAATCAAACGAATCAGACCTTATGACCGCATCACCTCAACTCATGACTGACCAAACCTATAACGGATGGGCAAATTATGAAACTTGGAATGCGTCACTCTGGATTCAAAACACCCGCGCATATTATGAATGTGCCCTAGGGTGTTCTGATTATTCACAGTTCATTGATGAGGTTGAAACCCCATGCACCGGCGACGGCGTTATGTGGTCAGACCCAATGATCGACCGTGAAGAGATGGACGAAATGATCGATGAATTACACGACTGAATTCAACCCCATGAATCCTCAATCCAATCGCATCAACTCACCCCACTTCATGCCAAATAAGAAATGGAATCAGTACAAGAAATGGGAAGACAAATCCTACATCTTCTTTGATCGGATCGCCAAGGCATTCGACCCCATGATCTTCAGACCGAATTACTCAGGTCACCCCATCGTGTCAGTCACCACTCACTACACACGATGATCAACAGGAATGGGATGCGCCTCAAAGACACCCACCCGTAAACACCGCTTTTTTCCTATGTCACGCGACGCTGCTCTTTTTGCTCTTGAAACTGCAACCACAGCAGATGAGGTTAGAGAAATCCTTGAGCAAATCGATTATGAGGCACAAAATGGTTGATTGAACCATTATAGCATACAGAGCACCCCTAGCAAGGGTGCTTTTTTTATGGGCAGTCATTCGTTCGTGATTTGACAGTCTTGCCGCGTGGTCGGGGGGCGGGGTTGAAAACCGATGACTCCCCTAACCTACAAAGTGTTACGAACGACCAGTAAATAATAATCACATATAAAAATATTTTGCTCCTATATAAAAACAACCGAGGGTTTGCAATGTATGGAAAAAAATTCCGACCAAATTTTTACGACCATAGAGATCGATAGAGTATCAGGGGAATATTATACAATTATACCAGAGCAATTAATGAATGAGTTTGGATGGTACGAGGACACCGAACTCAAATGGAACATCGATAGTGATGAGATAATTATTCAGGAAAAAGAATGAAAGAATATCACATATACTTCGAGAACAATTGTATATTCAAAAATTTAACCGAGGGGCAGTTTAAGACTATATGGTCATTACTGAATACTGAATATAATTCCGAATTATCTTATACAGAAATTACGGAGAGTCTTACAGAACAGGCAGGGATATTATCCGATGCAAGTTATTGACATATACTATATAAACTGATATAATTGAATTGCAATTACAAAACGTTATGGCTAAAGGATTTACGGTAAAGGCAAAAGCGCCTACTAAAAAGAAAGAACAAGAATGGGATTATGATAAGGCAAGAGAGATGGTCAAAGGAAAGGCCATCGTATTCTGTCTACCAGGAAGAGGAGTTTCATTCACATTTTTAAAAAGTTTTGTACAACTTTGTTTTGACTTAGTACAATCCGGAGCGAGTATCCAGATTTCGCAGGATTATTCGAGTATGGTAAACTTCGCAAGATGCAAATGCCTAGGTGCGAATGTACTGCGAGGACCGGATCAAAAACCATGGGACGGAAAATTAAAATATGATTGGCAATTATGGATTGATAGTGACATTGTATTCAACACTGAAAAATTCTGGCAAATACTTTTAGTAGATCAAGACATCGCAGGTGGATGGTATGCCACAGAGGATGGAAAAACGACAAGTGTTGCACATTGGTTAGAAGAGGAAGACTTCCGAAGTAATGGAGGAGTCATGAATCATGAAACAGTAGAGAGTATCTCAAAGCGGCGAAAACCATTTACTGTAGATTATACAGGATTTGGATGGTTACTAATCAAGAATGGAGTTTTTGAGCACGAGGAAATGCCTTATCCATGGTTTGCACCCAAGATGCAAGTATTCGAGAGTGGCGAAGTCCAAGACATGTGTGGCGAAGACGTGTCGTTTTGTCTCGATGCAAAAGAGGCAGGTTTCGAGATCTGGTGTGATCCAAGAGTTCGCGTCGGGCACGAAAAAACAAGAGTGATTTAGTGTGGAATATCATAGAATTCTTATAGATGGTAAAATTATATTTGATAAATTGGGTCAAGTAGAATTCTTTGAGCGTATGGAAGATCTGTCTATACAGTATTATCAGACAGGTTTTCCTATTCCAGACACAATAAAAACAGAAATTATTAAGGAGGATTAATTTTTATGGTTGTTAAAGTAAGAGGTGGTATTACGAATAGTGATTATATAGAGACACGGCCGAAGAAGACTCGTCAAGGTGCTGGAAAGCATACGAAATATACTGCAACTTCACGTAACTCGGCTCGTAAAGCCTATCGAGGGCAGGGTAAATGACTACAGCGTCTCGAAAGGGACGCTTTATTAATGATTAGCTTATAAATAAAGAAAAAACTCATAGTTAATGGCGATTACGAGGATATCAAGGGCATTTAAAGATATTAGTTTATCTTTTGATCCACATCCTATAACAAATGATCTACAAATATTAAAGAATGAGAATGCGATTCGTAGATCTGTAAGAAATATTGTTGAAACTATTCCGACTGAAAGATTCTTTAATTCATTATTTGGATCTGATGTTCGAGATAGTTTATTTGACTTTGTTGATTTTGGTACTGCATCTATTATTGCAGATCAAATTGAAATTGCCGTTACAAATTTCGAACCTAGAATAGATGGTGTTTCAGTATCAGTAAATCCACAACCAGATAATAATTCTTTTGAGTGCACTGTTACATTTGAAATCATAGGTCAAGAGTTTCCTATTCAAGAATATTCATTCCTATTGGAAGCAACCAGATAATATGCCTTTTACTAAATTTACAGACCTAGATTTTGATCAAATAAAGACTTCTATTAAAGATTATCTTCGTGCTAATTCTGATTTCACGGATTTTGACTTTGAAGGGTCTAATTTTTCTGTTTTAATTGATACGTTAGCATATAATACGTATATTACTGCATTTAACTCAAATATGATTGTTAATGAGTCCTTTTTGGATTCTGCGACATTACGAGAAAATGTTGTATCATTAGCAAGAAACATTGGTTATGTACCACGTTCCAGAACGGCAGCAAAAGCACAAATCAGTTTTAGCGTAACAAGACCAGATGGGGATTCTTCGACCCAGGTAGTGCTTCGTAGAGGGGTTATATGCGTAGGTAATGCTAATAGTACTTCTTATATTTTTTCAATAACCGAAGACATCACAAGAGGTTTTGTTAATGGGGTAGCAACATTCGATAATATTGATATCTATGAAGGATCTTATCTATCACAACAATTTGAATATGATGGATCTTTAGATCAAAAATTCATTCTAGACAACTCATATATTGATACTTCTACCCTTAAAGTTTATATTAATCCAGATACGGATGAATTGGGAGTAGAATACTTTTTATCAAATGATATTGTTAATATTAATTCCAAATCTCAAATTTATCTTATACAAGAAGTACAAGATGAAAAATATCAATTACTCTTTGGTGATGGAATAATTGGTAAAAAATTAGGAACTGGTCCTAATCATGATGGTAAAATAATTACTGCCAATTATCTTATCACTAGTGGTAAAGAAGGTAATGGAGTCAGTAATCTCTCATTTTCTGGAAGTTTAGAGCTTTCAAGTGGAGGATTTTTTAATACCGGGAATATATCATTAATAGTTGATAGAACATCTCAAAATGGAGCTGATATTGAACCACTCGATTCTGTTAAATATTTTGCACCAAAAGTCTATTCAGCACAGAGTAGAGCAGTAACTGGACGTGATTATGAAACAATTGTTAAGAAAATTTACCCTGATACGGAATCAATTTCAGTTGTTGGTGGTGAAGAATTAGATCCACCAGAATATGGAACTGTATCAATCAGTATTAAGCCAAAAAATGGTTCATTTGTTTCTGATTTTAATAAATCAAGAATACTATCACAGTTAAAGCAATACTCTGTTTCAGGAATTAATCAAAAAATAACAGACCTTAAAATACTTTATGTTGAAATTGAGTCTGCAATTTATTACAATTATAATAAAGTATCTACAAGTGAAGCATTAAAAACTAAAGTAATTAACTCATTAAACACTTATTCGGATTCTATAGATCTTAATTCATTTGGTGGAAGATTTAAATATAGTAAAATTCAACAAGTAATTGACAATACTGATGATGCAATAACTTCTAATATTACTAGAGTAAGAATTAGAAGAGATTTAAAGGCATTAATCAATCAATTTGCACAATATGAATTATGTTATGGTAATAAATTTTATGTAAATAGTGGTGGATATAATATTAGATCTACTGGATTTAAAATTTCATCAGAATTGGATACTGTATACCTTACAGATATACCAAATGCTGATTTAAAAACTGGAATTATATCTATAGTAAAGCAAGTCAATAACACAACAACGCAAGTTATTGTAGAATCTGCTGGAACAGTTGATTATATAAAGGGTGATATTGTATTAGGTACCATAGAAATTGTTTCAACAGAGATGTCGAATAATATTATTGAAATACAGGCATATCCAGATTCAAATGATGTGATTGGATTAAAGGATTTGTATTTGAATTTTAGTATTGGAGAAAGCGGAATAAATATGGTAAGAGATGTTATTTCTTCTGGTGATGAAGTATCAGGAACTGTATTTGCCAGAGATTATTACACATCAAGCTACTCAAACGCGAATCTAATAAGAAAGTAAGAATATGATACAAACTGGATTTGAATCGAAGGTTAAGGTTCAGCAGATTATCAATAATCAACTTCCCGAATTTCTTTTGGACGAAAATCCAAAGGCCGTGGATTTTTTCAAGCAATATTATATTTCTCAAGAATATCAAAGTGGTCCAGTTGATATTGCAGATAATTTAGACCAATATTTAAAAGTTGATAACTTAATACCGGAAGTAGTCATTGATACTGCTACTACAGTAGGTATTATTACTACTGGTGATACCTCAATTACTGTTAGTAGTACGAAAGGATTTCCATCTCAGTATGGTTTATTAAAAATTGATGATGAAATCATCACATATACTAGTATTGCAACGGATAATATAACATTTTTGGGTTGTAAACGTGGATTTAGTGGTATTACATCCTATCATAGTAGTGCAAATCAAGAAGAACTTGTATTTTCAGAGTCATCAACAGCAGAACATAGTTCAGGATCATCTATACAAAATTTAAGTACTTTATTTTTAAAGGAATTTTATAGAAAATTAAAATCTACTTTTACACCTGGATTAGAAAATGTTACTCTTGTAAGTGATCTAGATATTGGTAATTTTATAAAAGAAGCAAATTCATTTTATAAAACAAAGGGAACTAATGAATCTTTCAGAATTCTGTTCAATGTACTCTATGGAATAGATCCAAGAATAATAAATTTAGAAGACTATTTACTTAAACCATCTGCAGCTGAATATCTTAGACGAGAAGTTGCAATTGCAGAGGTAATTTCTGGAGATCCTAGTAAATTAGTAGGACAAACCATCACAAAATCTACTGATCCTGATACTACGGCATCAGTATCCTTAATAGAGGCATTTACAAGAGATAATGTACAATATTTTAAGTTTGAATTGTTTATTGGTTATGATGAATCATCTACTATTACAGGAACTTTTAATATTACACCATGTACAAAAAATCTTGAACCAGTATCAATTGGAGCATCTGTAATTTCTGTTGATTCTACAGTTGGGTTCGCAAAAACCGGAATGGTTATATCCGGTATTAATAGTATTACCTATACAAGTAAAAGCCTTGATCAATTTGTAGGATGTGTATGGACTTCACCGACAGGTGAAATGAGTGATATTGCTAGTGGAACTAATATAAGATCTGATGAAATTTATTATGGATATGAAAATGGAGATATAACTAAAAAAGTAGAAATAAGATTAACTGGAGTATTATCTGATTTTATTCAAGTATCAGATACATTAAGAGTTAGTGAAGGAG